AAAGTCTCCTCTACTCGCTCCCATACTGTTAAAGCTATTGTTCCTGTTAAAGTTGATACTATATTGGTTAACACCAATTGTAAGCACTGTTCTGTGCTTCCTAATAAAGATCAACACTCTCATCCGTACTTGTATAAGATTGACCCTCCCCGTTACACCCCTATCGTCTATTCACAAGGAACCAAATATATCGTCCCCTGTATGTTTGTAGTTTCTAATTGGATAGAACGACTTATTAACATAGGTCGAACTTCCCATATAGAGATTCAACATATCTATTGGAGCACTACCCGTGCTCGTTTTGAATTTCATGTTCTCGATTGTGATAATGTATGGACCGATTTTCAGCAAGATCCTGGATTTGCTGAATCCGTCCAATACTCCGATTTTAATGACCTTCCTTTCATAACTCTTAGAAATGTTGATAATAATCTTATCAATTACCCTCAATTCCGTTTTCAATTATTTGGTTGTCAAGACATTTTTCATATAATACCTCAACCTCGTTTACTTACTGTGTCTCATGTCAAACTCACAAATCTCAAATTCCGTGATGTACACAACCAAATGTTTCCTGAAATACCTGTTCGTGATCCTCGTTTCTACATTTCTATGTCGAAGCAAGGTGATGACATTCTTCTTGAACGAGTTCCTTATGATTCTCCGCTCCGGTACCCCCTTACTGGAATAGAACCTGAATCGTTTGAATTCTTCTATCAAGCCAAGTTTTTCCAATTCTACCAAAATCTTGGCGCTGCAAAGCGCTCTCTCCTTACGAAATGGTTAACTGGCATTAGATTATGTCTATTACCGTATGCTACTCCCCAACAAATTCTCACTTCTCAAGTGATTAGATACGATCCTCATCTTACTGCTATGGCTCGACTTTACCTTCGCGCCTTATTTCAGATAAAAATATCTAAGAATCTTGCTCATGCTCAACGTTTTCTCAACGCCATTAAGTCTTCTACCACCTTTGATCATTCTGATCTCCATTCTGAAGATATTGAACGTTTGTACGAAATGTACCGTACTGCTGAAGGCCAAGTAGGTGAACAACCTGCTGTGCCTGATGTCGATCGTTCCATTTTTGGAATGCTCTTGAACCTCCTTACAGACTCTTTTACTTCTATTTGGCAACTTCTTAGTTCTGCTGGCTCATCTTTCCAAACCCTGATGTCTAATATAGCTACCTGGCTTCCTAATTTGATTGAAGAGTATACCGCTCCCATTCGCTCTTTCCTCAAGATGCTCAAACTGACCTTATCTGCGCTCGCTCTCGTGCTGTTCTGTTGGCTTATTCATAAGCTAATAGTATCAGTAGGACATATGTCTGGTTGTTTTTCAACCTTGCATTCTGTTTTCACCCGTTTTTGGACCTTAATAACTGGTGATGAGACCGACTACGATGTCGATCTTGAAGGCTCCGAAGAGCTCGCTCATAAATCAATGTCCCCCGAAGCTGATGGTCAAGGTGGTGTTCACACCCTTGGCTATCTTGGCTTGCTTTTCTCATTTGTCACTTCCTTTTCTTACAAAGAATCTAAAGAATTCTTGAATACTGTAGGAGCGCTCTCACGCTCCAAAGGTATTCTTGATGATCTTACTCTCTTTGGTAAAGATGTAATCAACTGGATTTCATTTAAGTTGACCAAGAAATATTATTTCTTGGACAATGAATGTCAGCGCAAGTGTCGTGAACGACACGCCCGCGCTGCTGAACTCCTTGTAGATGTACCTGACGTCGCTCGAAAAGCTACTGAAGACCAAAAATGGTGTGATACAATGTCTATTCGCATCATGAAATTTTGCAAATCTTACCATCTCCTTATGACCACCAAAACAAACTATCACGAATTTAAAAGCATGTATGATCACCTTAATCATATCCGTGTTATAATTCGTCAGCATGCTCCTCGTTCGTCCCGCCCCCGAGTTGTCGTCACTATTTGTTTACTTGGTACTGATCCCGGATGTGGTAAGAACATGTCCGGAAATGCCCTCACTGCTGCTATCTATTTGTCTCTCCAACAATACTTCAAAACTACTGATCCCGCTGTTAAAACTTTCTCCACTCCCTGGGAGGAAGCTAAGATTTTCACCAAGCCTCGTACTTCACCGTACTGGGATGGCTACAATGAATTTATATTTGCCCTACTCATTGATGAATTTCTTAACGCTCGTGATCCTGTCACTCGTGCCACTGAAGTTATGGAAATGATGCAACTTACTGATGGCTATCCCGTTCCATTGGATATGTCTGCTGTTGGTGACAAAGGCTCGTTTTTCTCGTCTCACTTTCTTAACATTATTACAACCCCAATTACCGATTGGAATGATACTGGAATTTGTCAACCTGGTGCCCCCGCCAGACGAATTGACATTCTTCTTCGACCTCACCGTAAGGCCGGACTCTCTCTTGAGTCTGGTCCCGATGACGTTACCACGTATTATTCTTGTCATGCTATTGATCCCACTTGGGATACGTTTACGCCAAAATGGATTGACCACAATCCACAATGTCAACATTCGTATCCCATTAGATCCTACAATGGA